CTCGACCAGGGCAAGCTCGAAGCGCTGGAAAACGCCTTCGGCACCGCCGAGATGCTGAAGTTCATGAGCCGCATCGGCCGCGGCCTGACCGAGCACACCTTCGAGAGCGGGCGCTCGACAAACTCCTTCGGCCTGACCCCCGAGGCGGCGCGCCAGAGGATCTCCTCACTGCGCGAGGACCGCGACTGGTCTGCCAAGTACCTGGGCGGCAACGCCGACGCGAAGGCCGAGCTGCAGCGCCTGATGGAGGTGGCCTATGGCGGCCAGTGATGCGAAAGCCGCAACACCGTCGAGAAATCCCGTGCAGGATCCAATGCTGCGTCTAGAATGCCTGCAGCTAGCGCACCGTCCAGGGCTGGCGCCGAGCGAGGTCATTGCGATGGCCCGCGAGTACCTGACCTGGATCTGTGGTGCGCAAGGCCCGACAACCCCACAAGGGCCGGGTCAAGCGACAAATACGGCCCCGGCCCAACACCGGACAAGCCTTCCGAAGAGCGCCGCCTGAGCGGCAGGTTCAACTCCACCTTCGAAAGGTAGATCATGTCTTTCAACGTCAATAACGCATTCGTCCAACAATACTCGACGAATGTGATGATGCTCCTGCAGCAGCAGGGCTCGAAGCTGCGCAACGCTGTGCAGTCCTACAAGTACATGGGCAAGGCCGCTTCGGTCGCTGAGCAGTTCGGCTCGGTCAGCCCTGTGCGCAACCAATCTCGGCACTCGGACACGCCGCTGATCAGCACCCCGCAAGACAAGCGGTGGATGTACCCCAACGACTACGACTGGGCCGACCTGGTGGACAACCAGGACAAGCTGCGGATGCTGATCGACCCGACCAGCTCCTACGCCATGGCCGGCGCGTGGGCGATGGGTCGCGCCATCGACGACGAAATCATCAGCGGGTTCTTCAACGCCAACAACACCGGCGAGAACGGCACGACCTCCACGGGTCTGCTGTCGGCGTTCAACTCTGGCTCGCAGATGGTGGCGGCGACTGTCGGCGCCTCGGCGGCGACGGGTCTGAACATCGCCAAGCTGCGCCGCGCCAAGCGGATCCTGATGGAAGGCCTGGTTGACGTCGACAACGACCAGCTCTGCGCCGTGATCAGCGCCCGCCAGCACGATGACCTGCTCAACGAAGCGCAGGCGATCAGCCTCGACTACAACACCAAGCCGGTGCTGGTCGACGGCAGGATCTCTGCCTTCATGGGCATCAACTTCATCATCAGCGAGCGCATCCCGGGCGCCGCCGGCTTCAACGCCGCGATCAACCCGAGCGTGCCGACCGGCTCTTCTGACGGCCAGTACACCACCGGCTCGCGGTTCATGGTGCCGGTGTTCGCCAAGAGCGGCATGTCCATGGGCGTGTGGAACGACATCACCACGACCATCGACCGCCGGCCCGACAAGCGCAACTCCTACCAGGTCTACGTCACCGGCACGTTCGGTGCGACTCGCCTGGAAGAGCGCCGCTGCGTGATCATCAACTGCGTCTGAGGAGCCTGACATGCCTGCATACCTTTCCCAAGAGCTGGCTGGCACCACTACCGCCAACCAGACGGCAGCCCCTGTCGGCTACAGGTCGCGCGCCAGCGCCTACCAATCCAACCTGCGCCGGCTGCGCGCCACGTTCACTCTGGGCACGCAGACCACCTCGGACACGCTGGTCGTCGGCAACCTGCCGGCTGGCGCCACGTTCGCTTTCGGGGTGATCACCTCGACGGTGTCGCTGGGCTCGTCCACCGTGGCCGTCGGTATCACCGGCACGACCGGCAAGTACCGCGCGGGTGCGGTGTTCACCGCGGTGGACACGCCGACGATGTTCGGGCCGGCCGCCCAGATCGGCGCTGTCGATCCGGCGCTGACGGCAGAAGAGAGCGTCTTTGTGACGATCGGCGCTGCGAGCTTGCCGGCCTCCGGCACGCTGGTCATCGACCTGTTCTTCTCGGACGCGACCTGACGCATCAGGGGCCGGGGTGACCTGGCCCCTTTCTCTACTCTCAGAGGAGCAAGACGATGCCTTACTACTTCGGCCTGAACACCGGACAGAACGAGTACACGCCGCCCGCACAAGGCGCCACGACGACCTCGCGCGACGTCGAGGTTGTCATCAACACCAACGCCAACGTGCCCAGCCTGCAGGATCTGATCACCTGCCTGCGGCAGTTGGAGAACTTCATCATCCGACAGGGCAAGCCCTGGTAACGGAGGCCGACCATGCCGATCCGTCGCGGGGACGATAGTTCCTACACGCTGCTGAGTAACGGCGCCGCCACTGGCAGCGGCGTCAACATCCGCGGCGGCGAGTACATGTTTTTCGCCAACGGCACCATCGGGGGCGCGACCGTGCAGCTCGAAATGCTGTCGCCCAGCAACACCTGGACCACCGTTCAGGTGTTCACGGGCTCGCTGGTGCGTTTCACGGCGCTGCCGGCCAACCAGAGCGGCATCTCGCTGCCAGCCGGGCAGGTGCGCTTTGCCGTGTCTGGCGGCACGCCGTCTGGCCTCTCGGCCTTCCTTGTCGGCTGCGGCTGATCTGAAGGAGCACACACATGCCAACGCTCAATCCTGGCGCGCAATACACGCAAGGCCTTCCTGAAAATCAGCGCATCCGCATCCAGACCAGCCACAACCAAAGTGGCCGCATCTGGTTCGTGCCGACTAACCCAGAGGCGCCGCCGCCAAGCAACAGCAGCCGCAGCTTTGGCCCTCTGGCGATCGACCAGACTTTTGGCCCCTTTGGCGTGGCGGGAGACATCTTCATCGTCAACGATGCGGGGTCGGCTGGAGCGCTAACGTATACGTTCTTTCAGAGCAACGGCCAGGTCGACAACTTCACTGTCGGTGGAGCTCTGAGCGTATTCGGGAGTTACTCCCAAAGCAACGGCACATTCTCATGCAGCGGCACTGGCGCGAAAACGCTGACAGCAACGACCGCCAACGTCACGCTCGGCGCCACGACAACCGGCCTGACGACGCTGACGCGACTGGACACTTTCACCGTAGTGTCAACCGACAGCAGTGGAACGCCCGGCAACGCGACCAACAACAACCTGTCAGGGCGCGCGGCCTTCGCGGCGGCGGGCTCGACGGTCGTGATCACCAACAGCAAGGTGACGGCGGCCAGCAAGGTCTTCGTCAGCCTGGCCGGCGGCGATGCAACGCTGACCAGCGTGCGTGTCACGCCGGCTGCCGGCTCGTTCACCGTCACCGGCAACGCGGCCGCGACGGCCACGACCGTCTTCGACTTCTTCGTTGTGAACTGACGGAGGCCGGCCCATGGCCTCCGTCATCCAGGTCGCCAACCGCGCGCTGACCAAGCTCGGCGCAGCGCGCATCACCTCGCTGGCCGACGACAACAAGCAGGCTCGGGCCGTCTCGTCCTGCTTCGACGACCTGCGTGACGCCGAGTTGCGCGCGCACCGCTGGCAGTTCAGCCTTAAGCGGGTGGAGCTGGCCGCGCTCGTGGCGGCGCCGACCTTTGGCTACAACTTTCAGTACCAGGTGCCGGCCGACTTCCTCAAGCTGGACATGGTCGACGATCGGTTTCCCGATGTAAACCTTGACGGCTACGTCAATGCCGAGTTCCTCGACTACGTCCTCGAAGGCAACGTCATCCTGACCAGCATCGGCGCGCCGCTGAAGCTGCGCTACGTCGCCCAGATCACCGACCCCAACGCCTGGGACGCGCTGTTCCGCGAGGCGCTGGCCTGCCGCATCGCGGCCGAGATCGCCGAGGATCTGACGCAGTCCACGCCCAAGCGCCAGCAGGCCTGGGACGAATACAAGCAGGCCGTGAACCTTGCGGTCAAAGCGGGATCGATCGAGCGCCAGCCGGTGCTGCAGGCCGACACGACCTGGATCTTCGGGAGGCTCTGATGCCCAAGGCATCGCCGATTCGGTCCACGTTCAACGCCGGGGAGCTCTCGCCGCTGCTCGACGGGCGCGTCGACATCGCCAAGTACAGCAACGGCTGCCGCGTCCTGGAGAACTTCATCCCCACCGTGCAGGGCCCTGCGGTGCGCCGCGGCGGCACGCGCTTCGTGGCCGAGGTGAAGACCAGCGCCAACCGCACCTGGCTGGCGCGCTTCGAGTTCTCCACCGCCCAGGCCTACATCCTGGAGTTCGGCAACCAGTACCTGCGCTTCTACACGAACCACGGGCAACTGCAGACGGGCACGGTGACGGCCTACAACGGCGCCACGGCCTATGCGGTGGGCGACCTCGCGTCCTCTGGCGGGGTGAACTACTACTGCATCGCCGCGACCACCGGCAACGCGCCGCCCAACGCCACCTACTGGTATCCGCTGACCGGCACGGTCTACGAGATCCCGACGCCCTGGACGACGGCTGACTTGACCGACGCCAACGACGGCACCTTCCGCCTGTCTCTCGCGCAGACCGGCGACGTCCTCTACATCGCGCACCCGAGCTACCCGCTGCAGAAGCTCTCCCGCTTCTCGGCCACCAAGTGGACGCTGGGCGCCGTCGAGCTGCTGAACGGCCCGTTCAAGACGCAGAACGCTGACCGGGCCAAGACGGTCTACGCGAGCGCCACGACCGGCTCGGTGACGCTGACCGCCAGTTCGGCGATCTTCACGGCGGCGATGGTGGGCAGCTACGTCTACCTGGAGCCTGCCGACCTGTCGACGATCAAGCCCTGGACGGCCGGCGAGGAGTTCGTCCTCAACCCGGTGAACACCAAGCGGCGCAGCGACGGCAAGACCTACAACTGCACGACCAGCGGCACGCCGACAGCCGGCAAGGCCTGGCGCACGGGCCCGGACAAGCCGATTCACACCTACGGATCGGCGGCCGATGGCGGCGGCGGCGGCAAGGTCGGCACCAACATCGAGCTGGAGGGCCTGACCTGGCAGTTCGTCGACTCGGGCTACGGCTACGCCAAGATCACCGGATTCACTTCTGGCACGGTGGTGACGGCCACGGTGATGGGCGACAACCCGCTGCCGGCCGGCGTGGTGGGATCTGGCAATGCCACCTTCCGCTGGGCGCTGGGCTCGTTCAGTGGCGCCGAGGGCTACCCCAACCGGGTGACCTTCTTCCGCGAGCGCCTGACGCTGGCCAAGGATCAGACCCTCTACTTCTCGGTGGCGGCCGACTTCGAGAACTTCGCGGCCAAGGACGACTCGGGCCAGATCGTGGCCGACCGCGCGATCCAGGCGACGATCTCCTCCGACCAGGTCAACCAGGTGCAGTGGCTGGCGCCCGCGCAGCAGCTCCTTATCGGCACTGCCGGCACAGAGTTTTCCTGCTCGGAGAACAGCACCAGCGAACCATTCGCCCCTGGCAACATCAAGATCGAGCAGGAAACGAACGAGGGCTCTCGCGCGGTGACGCCGCTGCGGGTGGGCAACTCCGTGCTGGCGGTGCAGAAGTCCGGGCGCAAGCTCAAGGAGCTGACATTCGCCATCCAGAGCAACGGCTTCCAGTCGCAGGATCTGACCGTGCTGGCCGAGCATGTCACGGTTGGCGGCATCCAGCAGGCGACCTGGCACAAGGAGCCCTACCTCGCGGTGTGGGCGGTGCGCGGCGACGGCCAGCTCCTCGGGTTCACCTACAACAAGGAGCAGGACACGGTCGGCTGGCACCGGCACATCCTGGGCGGCTCGCGTGAAGACATCATCGACACTTTTGCGCGCGCCAGCACGGCGACCTATTTCGATGCCTCTGGAGTTTTGCGGACGGCCGCAGTGGATGAGCCGCGTTACGGCTACAACCCTGTGACGCTCGATTCCCTGGGCCTGTTGGTTGAGCCATCCAGCGCCAACAGCATCTACCCGTCGAACTTTTCAAGCATCGGCACTGTGGCTGGGAACAATGCGTGGTATGAAACGTTTGCCACGCTTGACACAACGGTAAACGCCGCAGTTGCGCCAGACGGAACAACTACTGCTGCACTGCTGGCTATTAACGCCGCCACATCATTCAACGCGATGTTTTACAGAACCGCAAGCACGACAGCGGGTACTTACGCCTACAGCGTTTTTTGTAAAGCAAACTCTACGGACACACTTTGCAGAATACTTCTTTCTGGTGATGCAGGAGTTGCAAACACCGTAAGAGCAGACTTTACTTTATCTGGCGCTGGCACGGCGAGTGCGGCATCTGTTAGCGGAACGGGAGTGTCTGCTGCCTCGCCAACGATTCAAGCGGTTGGCAACGGTTGGTATAGGTGCGCTATCTATGCAACGCTTACCGCGCCGAGCAACATTACGGCACTTGTATATCCTGGCAATGTTGGAGCTCAAACCACGGCAAGCCAAACGCTTGTCTGGGGCGCTCAACTCGAAGTCGGAGCCTTCCCCACCAGTTACATCCCCACCACCAACGCCGCCGTGACCCGTGCAGCCGATGTTGTGACCTACACATCCGGCGATGCAGAGGTCGAGTCTGTCTGCACCATCTCGGCGCCCGACCGCGACCGCGACGAGCTGTGGGTGATCGTCAAGCGCACGATCAACGGCACGACCAAGCGCTACGTCGAATACCTGGAGCGCGAATACCGCGACGGCGACACGCAGGCATCCTGCTACTACGTCGACAGCGGCGCCACCTACTCTGGCGCGCCGGCCACCACCATCTCGGGCCTGACCTGGCTGGAGGGCCAGACGGTGCAGGTGCTGACTGACGGCGCGGCGCACCCTGACCGGGTGGTGACCAGCGGCGCCGGGCTGATCGCGCAGGTCCGCTAGCTGTGTTCGACATCCTCGTCACCGCCAGCCTGCGGAACCGGATCGTCGTGTTAGCCGCGGCGGCGATCCTCGTGGTCTATGGCGCCTTCACGCTGCAGCGCC